CCCAGACCGTCGCGACCGTCACGAACGACTGCACCGTCTCCCCCGACCCGGAGGTCGAGAGCGCCGTGTCGAGGCGCAGGAGCTTCACGCGCTCGGTGAGGTCGCCGGGGTTCACGCCGCCCACCGGTAGATCGTGAACGGGCCGCAGAGCGCGTCCACCGCGAAGAGGTTGGGCACCACGCTCGTCCCGGTCGTCGCGACGGTGCGGCGGGCGTACATCTCTCCGACCAGGAGGAGGATCGCCTGCCGGAGCTCGGCCGGGACCGCGGCCCGCTGCTGCTCCTCGGACGTCGCGGTCGTCGTGAGGTAGCCAGCCTTGTACCGGATTCGCACGTTCCGCTCGATCGACTGCGGCGTCGGCCAGCTCTCGAGGTACGCGAGGGAGAGCAGCCCGGGACGGCACGTCGGGCCGACGTAGGCCTCGACGCGGTAGTCCGCGGAGGAGACCACCGTCGGGTCACCCTCGGCGTCGAGGTACGTGACAGAGACGACCGAGAGCAGCGGGGCGGGGAGGAGCTCGCACGGTCCAACCGGGAACGCGTCGAGGACGAGCTCGTGCGTCGCCTCCATGAGCTGGCGCCCGGTCCGCGCCTCGACGTGCCCGCGGGCGGAGGCGATCAGTGCCGCGATGAGGCCGTCCTCGACGGCGTCGGTGACGCGGAGGTGCGCCTTCGCCTCTTCCAGACTCACCGGCTCGGCGGTCGGCGCGGTGATGAGCGAGCGGGTTCCCACGCTGCTACTCGTTCCCGTGCGCGACGCCCTTGATGAAGAGGACGAGCTGCCCGGTCTTCGAGTTCCCGGCGTTCGCGATCGCGATCGTCAGCCGGTCGCAGACGACCGGGTGACGCGCCTGCGCCAGGGGCGTCCCCGCGGCGTCGAGGATCAGGTGGTACCTCTGCTCGATCGTCGCGGTGTCGCGGTCCGCCAGCGTGAGCTGGCACGGCGTGAGGACGTTCGCGCCCTCCTCGTCCGTGATCGTGATGTCGTAGTCGTCCGTCGGCGCCGCGGCGCCGGGGTCGGTGATGCTCTTCACGAGCTCGCCGCAGATCACGTTTCCGGTGGTGCCGGTGACCGCTCCGGTGGCGCTGTCGCTCGTCCAGTCGGCGATGACCTTCGTGAACGGGCCCTCGGGGACCCGGACGTAGGTGAAGGTCATCAGAGCGCCGGCCATCGGTCAGCCTCCGGGCTAGGTGGCGATCGGGTCGAGGATCGCGGAGAGGTCCTCGCTCACCACGCCGTAGAAGTTTTGCGAGATCGCCATGGCCGTCGCCGTGATCCCGTTCGCCTGGGCCGCGCCGCCGCAGGCGTGGTTGAACATGCAGATCCCGGTCGCCGTCGCGGCCATCTTGATGCAGGCGTCGGAGTCCGTCGCGGCGTTCGAGATCAGGTTCCGGATGATCGTCGCGGCCGTGACGACGCCGGCGCCGCCGATGCAGGCCGTGCCCCAGTCGCCGATCAGGATGTTGTCCCGGACGATGTGGCCGTCGCCCGTGCCGGCGAAGTTCACGAAGTGCGTGTTCGCCGCGTCGAGGGCGATGCAGTGGCACCCCTCGATCGTGATCCGGTCGGACCCGCCCGCGGCGGCGTCCTGCACCCAGACCAGGGCGTTCATGGCCGCGGCGACGTCGGAGAACCGGCAGCCGCGGAGGGTGAAGTCGTCCGCGTTGACGTCGATCGCCGCGGCGATGTCCGCGAAGTTCGCGCGGAAGTGGATGTTCTCCACCGTCACGCCGGCGGCGTCCACGTCGACGTCGGCGGTGTTCGCCGTGCTGAGGGTCACCGTCGGCATCGCCGCGCCGAACCCGACGCCGCGGATCGTGATCCCCGCGACGTCCAGGTCGAGGCCGCCGGCGGCGGTGACCACCTCGGCGTGGAACGGCAGGACCACGATCACGTCGCCGTTGTTCGCCGTGCACTGCCCGACCGCGTAGTCGATCGTCGCGAACGGGGCGTCAGGGCTCCGACCGTGGGTCTCCGCGTTCGAGGCGTTCGGGTGCGTCGACTGGACGTAGAACACGTTCCCGGGGAAGCGGTCGATCTCCGTGAGGAAGTAGGCGCCCCCGGGCTGCCTGAACTCGCGGAGAACCGAGCGAGGGAAGGTGGCGACCATGGGGAGTTCCTCGATTGGAGGTCAGGGAGACCGGAGCAGAGAACCGAGAACGGACAGCCTGGGGGTCTGGGGCCCCCGGGTTAGGTGATGACCGTGGCGGACAGGCCGTCGCGCGGGAAGCGCGGCTCGGCGCCGATGAACGTGAGCACGCCCTCGTCCGTCGCGTCGGCGTGGGTGAGCTCGATCGTGACGTAGCGCAGGGAGACGCCCGCCGCGTCGGCGAGCTGCGCGATCTCCTCGGCCGTCCACTCGAGGAACACCGTGTCGTTCAGCGAGTTGCCCGCGACTGCGCCCGACGTCTTCAGGAGCGTCGCGTTCGAGGCCCCGAGGGCGTCCGAGGACGCGAAGGCGCGCATCAGCGTCACGCCGTCGCCGGCGATGATCGACGGCTTGTACATCGCCGCCCCGGCGCCGAAGAGGCTCATGTCGAGCGACCAGGGCGTCGTCCCGCCGTCGGGCGAGGCGAGCTTCGCGGCCGCGGAACCCGGGTCGTGGTCGTAGCTCTTCACGAAGAGCCGGGACCCGATCTTCTGCGTCGTGACGGCCATGGTGCTCTCTCCTCTCAGGGACGGATCAGGACGGCGAGGTCAGTGCGGCTGGATCAGGTGCGGCGGGAACGGCCTGGTCGTTACCGGGCCTCGAGGTAGACGAACGGCGACAGCGACGAGCCGCGCTTCGGCGTGAGCTGCGTGCGCCACCAGCCCGCGCCGGCGTTCGCGGTGAAGAACTTGAACGTCTGCTCGTGCTCGAGGAACCGCACGTGGATCGACGAGACGCCCTGGATCGCCTCGCTGTCGCTCTCCAGGTACTCGCTCGGGTTGATGAGGATCAGGTCGCCGAGGTCGCCGAGCGCCGCGGCGCGCTCGCTGAAGAAGATCGGGCGCCCCTCGAGCGACGCGATCCCGGGCTGCCCGGTCGCGAAGATCGGGATCGTCGACCCGGGCTGCGTCATCTGCCGGAGCTGCGGGTAGCACGTCTGGTTCGCGAACCAGATCGCGTTCCCGTAGCCCCAGCACCGCGCGATCATCTTCACGATGTTCGCGAAGACGATCGTGTCCGCGGCCTGCGCGGTCTCCTTCGAGACCGTGACCAGCGCCGGCGAGTTCGCGAAGCCGTGGTAGCGGCCGACGCCGTCGCCGTTGAGCCGCTCCTCGAGGACCTTCGCGGCGAACTCGTCGGAGAAGAACGCGGAGAGCAGCGAGGCGAAGGCGAGCGGCGAGGCCGCGAGGAGCTCCTCCGAGGCGTAGGTCACGCCCATGAGCTCGTTCTTCTCGAGCGTCACCTGCTCGAACTTCGTCCGCGACGCCGTCACCGTCTGCGTCTCGACGCGACGGTAGACCGACAGGCCACCCGAGACGCTCGAGGCGTGGTCCTTGTCCACGCGGGCGTTGATCTTCAGGACCCGCGCCCCGGTCATGTCGACCTTCGTGGTGCGCGAGGAGAACGGGTCCACCTCGACCGGCATCGTCTTCAGCCCGGGCATCAGTGCCGTCGGGATCAGGTAGCCGCCGTACGGGTCGTTCTGCGTCGAGTGCTCGTCCGCGCCGGCGGCCGCCATGGGCGCGCCGGAGCGGAGGGAGGCGAGGCGCGGATCGACGCGGCCGGAGCGACCGGCGCTCATCACCTCGAGGAGCAGCGCCTTCGGCGAGGCGAACCCGCGCTTGGGGTCGTCCTGCCAGCCCTCGCGGACGTCGGTGACCGCGCGGCCGAGCGCCGGCGCCCGGCGCTCCGCCTCGGCCAGGGCCTCCTCGTTCGAGAGGCGACGCTGGGCCTCCGTGCGCTCGGCCTGGATGGCCTCGATGCGCGTGAACCGGGCGTCGTCCTTCGCCTTCTCCTCCGCCGTCAGCGCGCGGTTCGACTCCGCCGTCGCCGTGGCGTAGAGCGCGGACGACTCCTTGCGGAGCTTCGTCTCCTCGGCGTTCAGCGCCGCGATCGACTCGCGGAGGACCTTGATGGGCGCGGCGGTCATCGGGGGCATGTCTCGGTCTCCTCGGGTCTCGCTGTTCCGCGGCTCACGTTCGGTTCCTGCTTCGGCGATCAGAGGTTCCGCAGCCGTCGCGCGCGCAGGTCCACGTCCGAAGGCGGAGTCTTGTCCCCTGCTTCGGCGACGGCCGCGGCGCGCACCTCGTCGATCGACATCGCGCCCGTGGCGGGGGCGGGCTCCCGCACCACGTCCAGCACCGCGGCCCGCGGCGCCGGGTCCTGGATCTCGGCGGACGTGGTGCGCTTCTTCACGCGGCCGCCGGAGGCGATGCGCGCGACCTCGTCCTCGAGCGTCGCGACCGCGTCGACCATCCCGGCGGCGAGCGCCTGGCGCGCGGTGACGCTGCGGCCCTCGCCGAAGCCGCCGCGCACGGCCGCCGGCGTGACGCCGCGGCCGCGGGCGACCGCCTTCACGAACGCGTCGTAGTAGCCGTCGACCCGGGCCTGCCACGCGTCGCGTCCCTCGTCGCTCAGCGGCCCGAACGAGTTCCCCTCGGTCTTGAACTTCCCCGCCGTGACGAGCGTCGGGACGACGCCCTCCTGCTCGAGCATCTTCGACAGGTCCTCGTGCAGCGCGTAGACGCCGACCGAGCCGACGGAGCCGGAAGGAGTGACCGCGGCCCGGTCGCACTGGGTCAGGAGCCAGTACGCCCCGGAGCAGGCTTCGGCGTTCGCGACCCCGACGACGGGCTTCTCCGCCGCAGCGATCAG